TCCGAGCATGCTCAGGAGCTTAGCGCAGTCATCGATGTCGGTGGCATTAGTGGCAACGATCCGTGCAGCTGCATGTTTCTGCGTAGGACTGGCTTCGGTGAACGTCAGCAGATCCTTTCGCATGCGTATGGTGCTTGTGTCATCGCCGCTCATCATTTCTCCCTTCTACTTCTATTATATAGCGAACCTCATGATGTCTACAAGAGACAATTAAAGTTCGCCCCAATGCTTACCGTAGCTGATGTCTACCTTGAAGGGAACGTAGTCTGTCCACTCCTGAGCGGATCGAATCATCTCTTCCTGGAGGATAGCCGCAACCTCTTCGCGATTGTCCTCATGGCATTCGGCTGCCAAGGCGTCGTGGATGGTAAGGCGGATGTGCCCCAGACCTCTAAGTCGAGGTCGTACTCGGATGAGAGCTCGAAGACAGATGTCGGAAGCTGTCGACTGAGGCAGGAAGGACAGAGCTTCGTTGAGCACATCCGTCCGGTTCTCTTCGGTGATGAGGGCGAAACGTCGATGCCGACCAAACGTTGTAACCAAGTCGTGACCCTTGAGAACAAGCCCCTTCACCTCTCCCTGCCAGTTGCGAACATCGGGAATAGTGTTCATGAAGTTCTCGAGGTCTTCTTCGGTGTCGCTGACTGACCAGCCGTACTCTTGCGCAATCGTGTACGCAGTACGTCCGTAGCTTAGTCCGTAGAAGTACGCCTTAACACGAACACGTTCATCCTTGTTCAGTGTGATACCCTTGTAGAGCTTCTTACCCAGCTCAGTGAAGAGGTCAGCGTCAGGATCAGCGAAGACGCTCCGAAGGTACTCGTCGCGTGCCAGTGTACAGATGACACGACCTTCTGCCTGTGCGAAGTCGCCATGCACGAAGACGTTCTCAGGCTTCGACACATTGAACTGTCGCCGAATGACCTTGTCTCGGTCGATGTTCTGTAGGTTGGGGTTCTTGGATGCCAGGCGACCAGAAGTGGTACCGTGAAGTGAGTACGTCGTATATACGCGCCCACGATACGTTCGTTCACGAATCCCCTTGACATACGTCCCGTACTTCTTGACTTCCTTGCGGTTCTTGAGAAGGAGCTCAACGAACTTATGCAGGTCGCTGTCGGGCTTAAGCCGCTTCAGGATGGCTTCGAGATGGTCCTTATCAGTTGATCCAGTCCTGATACCGTTATCGGCGAAAAACTCTGTGAGCTGCTTAGGCGAATTCGGATTGATTCCACCTCGCTTGTCATAACTACGGTCGCCAATGAGAGTGTTAAGCTCGTTTCGACGATCATCAATGGACTCAAGGTACTGCGCCTCAAGCTGAAGTGAGTACTCCTTATCGATGTGAATTCCGTTAAGTTCCAGAAACTTGAGTTCATTAGCTGCTGCGACAAGGAAGTCATGAAGGTCGCGGAGCGTCGCGCCTGGAACGTCAGGAAGGAAAGAAGGCCGAGTGTTCCTTTCCCTAAGGAGCTCTTCCTCGAGATACTCCTTGAGGTCCCAAGTAACGGCACAGTCGTAAGCGTTGTACTTGTACAAGATCGGTCGGGGGATAACGGCATAGTTCTTCCCTGGCCCCAGGTACTTCGCTACCTCGTGTTCCCACTTGGGAGTACCAAGAATCTCAACGCCCAGGTCCTTCAGACTGTGGTATCCTGGCCTTTCATCGAGACAGTAATGCGCCAGCATCGTGTCGAAATACAGGCGCACATCTCCGAGCGTAGGGTACAATCCTGCAAGGTCAAATTTACCGTTGTGGGCAGTAATCCGAACCTTGGCAAAAAGCTTCCTGAGTGCATCCCGTACGCTCTCAAAGCGGTAAGCGTTCTCACCAACGACAAGGACCTTACCCTTGGCGTAGCAGATACCGACGGAGAGCATCTGGTATCGGTTGGGGTGATCGAAGCTGTTATCTTTGTCGATTCCACACTCGATGTCGACAACAACTTCATCAGTTCTACGCCCAACTTCTTCGATGCAGGCATGACTGAACTCCTCCTCATCTGCTACAACGTACTGAGGGGGATTCCATGGTTGCATTTGTCGCACAAGTTTGCCCACGTCGTTGACCAACGACGGGAAGGCATCTCCGTTGCGGAGGCAGAATGCTGGGTGAAACGTAGCGACAACTTCTGCCCCCGCCACCGTGGGACTCGGCTTTGGTGGACCAACTCGGAGAGAAGTGATCCCCTGACTCGTGTTGAGCACGACCTGAGCTGCGGTGTTTCCCAGTACCAGTACCTGCCGAGAGTCTTCGAGCTCAGCCATGAGTCGAGGTCGACAACACTCCACCGCTCGCTTGGAAGGGGTAGCGTTGTCAGTGGGGCGGCATGAAGTAGCATTCGTGAGTAGAGTATTCCGTCGACTAATGTCGTAGTAATCAAGGACGCGGTTAAGGAGCTTACCGCTGGGTCCCACGAAAGGAACTCCTCCACGGGCCTCCTGGAGTCCTGGAGCTTCTCCCACGATGGCGATACCATTGGATTCCTCCGGAATAGAAGACGGGACATAGCGACCTTCCTGACGAAGGTCGCAGTCCTCGCACCTCGCTAGAGGATGACGACGGTCAGGCATTCGTCCATGCCTTCAGGAGCTGGATGTTGTAGTCGAGTGCCTGTGTAGTAGGCAGGTTGATCTCGAAGTAGTACTCGGGCCGCCCACAGTGCTGACCTTCGAGCATGCTCTTGGCGCCCCAGGCATAGTTGAATGGAGCAGACGTATCCACTCCTCGAACACCGGCGATGGCGAAGTCGGTTGCATGAGTTCGCAACTCCTTGATGTACGAAGGGTTCGTACCCAACAGGTGTACCTGGTAGCCTGGGTAGTTGCCTCGAATATACGAAGCCAGTTGGGCTCGGATATCCTTGGTATTGGTTGTATGGATCAGGTGTCGAGGGATGCCGAGGACCGTGATGTTCCCGTGGTCGCTGTAGTACGCTTCCACACAGGCACAGCATTCATCGAGTGACTGGCCCTGAACGACGCCCATGTACTTGAAGCGGTGATCGACTCCGTACTGGAAGAACTCCTTGGCCAGCTTGAGCGTTGCGTACATGTCACCGAGAACGTCTGGCACAACGATCTCGTTGACCATCAAGCCTAGGGCCATCGAACGCAGTTCACCTGGTGACAGAAGCTGGCCCTCAGCTGCCCCGTTGTCCATGATCAGGTAGTCACCATTGCGTCGAGCGGTGATGTAGGCTTCCTGGTAAGCCTTGTTCGACAGGTGCTCCGGAAGAACCAGCTGGTAGTTGGTTCTGTAAATGGAACTTATCTGACTGTACGGTGGAATCAAAGCGAGCTTCATGTCAGCCTCCGTAGGGCCTAAACCCGTGTTGTGCTCGGTCCTCGGCCATCGGGTCTGCTTGCGGCATCTGCTTAAGTTCCTTCTGAAGCTTCCACTGCTGGTACTCCTGGTAGTCTTCGGCTACCTGGAGCTGCACGAGACGGAGCTTGATGTAGGCGTAGCGTGCGTAGTTGGCCAGGTCGAGGACCTCTTGCATCGCCTCTTCGAACATGTCCTTGTTGAAGAAGGCAAACGGGCCGTACTTCTCAGCACCCACCTTGTGGCGGTCGATCGTACGCTGTTCGAACTCAGCCGATAGTGATTCGACTAGCTGAGCAAGATCCGTCTCGCTGATCTTGACCTTCGACTCGTCAGTCATCAGAACCTCTCCTGGTTGAACTTCTGCTTGTCGAGATAGGCCTTGCCAAGGTTGATTTTGGCAATAGCTGCACAGTTGAGAACGTAGATGAGCACGTCAGCCAGTTCGCCCTTCAAGAGGTCACGTGCCTCGTCTGCCTCTAAGCTACCTCGCTGGAGCTTCTTGACGACGTTTGCGACTTCGCCTGCCTCACCACACAGCGACAGCGCATGGTGTCCAAGGTCCGAAGCGGTATCAGGAAACCACAGGCGCGAGCACTGGTGACTTGCGCTCTGCAAGACTTCGAAGAGGACTTCGACAGCTGCTTCCTCGTGCTCAGCCATTTCGGATCCACTCCAGGAACTCAGCCTT